CTATGTTTGCCCCATTAACAATCGCACCAAGAAAGTCTCCGTTTTCTACGCTTTTAATTACGTTTGTTGCCTTGGTTAAGTCACCAACATTAAACCCAGTATCGCCAATGCTGACATTACCCGCAGCACCAAAACCACCCATCAAAGCGCCTTTAGTTGCGTCCCCGCCAGTCAATGCGGCAGTACCCGCACCTAATGTAGCGCCACCAGCAATTTGCCCAGCCGTGCCTGTTAGGCCATACAAGTTACTGCCCACACTGGCTGGAGTAAGATTAAGCCCCGGCATAACACCTTGAAGGACAAAGGGGGCAAGATACTTTACTGCATCACTAGACGCAATATTGCTTAACCCTTTAAAAGCGCCACTGAGAATGTTTCCAAGATTCCAACCCCCTCCCCCTCCTTCATATTCTTGATATGTTAAATTTCCTTGATCGTCACGAACTAGCTGCCCAGTTTTATTGCCTGTAGTTTGCCCAAGCATACCTTCGTTTAGTGTAATACCCGTTGTTTTATCAACAAGGTCAAATGTGTCGTAGCTTTGCCCGGTTTCACCGTTGTACTCTGTGCGTATTACGGGTTGAAAATTTAATTTTGAAGGGTCAGTAACACCATATCTTGCCCAAACGGATGCAGGAACTTGCGAGACGGCTAAAGTTGTTTCGGGCGTTTTAGTTGGTGTAACTAAATGCCCATACTGCGTAGTATTTAATTGATCCGTTGGAATTTCGTTATAACCAGAAATATATTGTTGGTTTGTTTCGCTGTTAGTTTCATACGTTGGCAAATAGTACTTATCTGAACCGGGCAGTTGTTCGGCCTTAACTCCTTGGTAGTACATGGTTGCAGGCTTGGCAACAGGCAAAGCCGCAGGTATCCCAACAGATTGGGCAACCGGGGCAACTGGGGCAACTGGGGCAACCAAAGCGGGCAACCCCGCAGGCTCATATTTGTAAGGGGTATTAATCCCTTTGGCAACATCATTTGCAACTTCTTCTGCAAAGACTTCTTCATCAGGGTCATATTTTGACATGTTAAACCCTTTAAGGCAGCGCCGACACAAACGACATTGTTGCCACCACTGACTGCGTAGCAGGTTTAGTAGGTGTGCCGGATGCCGGGTAATATTGGATGGTTACAGCGGCATTAGTTGTTGACCAATAAATTTCTATGTACTGCCCAGCAGTTAAGCTGACGTAATAATTCCATCCAAAAATAGAGTGAAATGGGTCACCAACACCTTTTCTAGCAGGCATACCAACCTTACCCGTAGAGCCAACAATATCTACACCATTTTGTTTAAGCCAAATAAATACATCTTGCGCAGCATTATCAGTATTTTCTAACTGCACGCTAAATTGCAGGTTGTATATACCAGCAGTGGCTACCGTAATTTTTGAGCTTGCAATACTTACACCATTGGAAAAGTCCGTGGTGTTTAACGTCATCAATGTGGCTGTGTTGGCTGTTGTTGTTTGGTCTTGGTCACTTGAAAATGCCCCGTATGGAAAGCGAATACCAGACCCATCAATAGCACCAGAGCCTGTATTCATTTGCCCCAAGATGTTTTGCAGACGGTTGAAGTACAGCCGCAAAACGTTATTCAATTGGTTCTGATAGATTGGATCGTATTTTGCCGTTGCCAATGGCAAAGCAGGCGGTTGAATCCGCTGGAACTCGTACTCTGACGTAACAATCAACGTCATGTGTTACCCCGTCCACCGTCTTGGCGAATGTCTAAACGATGAGCGCCGCTCTGCCATGTGCAGCCAAGTTGGTTTGACTCCATTGTAAGAATCATTTGACGGCCCCGAACACGGATAAACACTTGCCCTGTAAACGCTTCAATTGGAACTGTAGCTGAGCGAGTAACTAACGCGGTGTTGTCGCCACCAACAGACTGCGGGCTGTTAAAACCAGAACCAGAGTTTTGCATTGGGGTGAGTGTCATCGTCACTTGAGGGTTGGCTGCGGTCGATCCAACAAATGTAATGTCTGGCAAAATACGGCGCACAAACCCAAACCGATCACCGTCATCAATGTCAAATTCGGTTGTAGAGATTTTGGCGTAAATTGCAGTGGGTGTACCTACCTCGTTGTCGTCTACCCCAAACTCGTGGTTAACAATGTTGGAATTGTACGTGGCCGCAATAGGATAGCTGCGTAGACCAGAATCAAGCCATGCAGTGCGTCCCAAAGTTCCGTAAGCCCAGACATCTTCCTCATAGTTGTACGTTACGTAGCGATCAATTGCTGTGGAAGCTGCGGAGCAATAAAAAAACCAAACCTCGTTAAAGCCCTCATTGGTGCTTGCAAAAAATTGCGAATTCTGTTCAAAATTTATGTCCGTGTAAACATACCGGAGCAAATCGCAACGTAGGGTTTGTACTGTACCCGCGTATTTGTAAAATTTATCTACGCCCATCCAGTAGCATATGCCAGAAGCCAATGCCGCAGCATTTTGAGAAACAATAGAAATATTGTCTCCAAGCAACTGAGAACCCCATGCTGCGGGTGGCCCTGCGTATTGAAGGGAGTACAAAGTAGAGTCAGTAAACACCAAAATCTCTTGGCGAGCTTGAAGCGCCGTTACTATTTTAGAACCATGAGACAGCGTGATACTACCGGCTTGGTTGGTTGCTGAAGGCGTCCAGTTCAAATAATCTTCTTGGTCAGACCAACGAAGTAGCATCGGGTTTTGTGTTGTGCTGTCATAGTCATTGCAACCAAAAGCAAATGTAAACCGAGAAGAATCGGATACAAAAATATAATTTTGTATGCTTGGCACATCCACCAACAAAGAAATAGAAACACCCGCGCCCGTGGAAGTAGTGTTAATTAAAGTGCCAGCACTGTTTGCAATGTTAAACGTAAGACCGCTTGGGTTTGTTACGTAGTAAGTAGTAGCTGCGGTAACGCCTGTTGGTAAAGATCCTGTTGCAGAAAACTGCACAGGGGTTCCAGCGGCAAATGTAGTGGTGGCGGTAACTACAGTAGGACTTGCATTAGTAAATGATACCGCGCCGCCAAGACTGGAAATTAAAACACCCCGGGTTGTAAGAGATGTATTATTCCAAAGATATATACCACCACCATTGGGGCCAAAAATTAAATAGTCGCCAAAGTTTGATTGACTCCAAAGACGTATTTGTGTTGAAGTTGTTCCGCCACTACCCCAAGTGCCAAGACCCCATCCACCCGCGCCCCATCCAATAATAGGGATTGCAACGGCACTGCCCACATTAATTTGATACGCAGCAAGTACAGCAGCACCGCCGCCAACAGCGCCAGCACCCGCTGGTGCGGATGCTGTAATTTGATATGTGGTTGTACTTACGCCAATAGTTGTTATCTGGTATTCCCCATTAAGGTCTAAACCCCCAACAACCGTAGAGCCACTAAAAGTTACAAAGTCGCCATTTATCCAGCCTCCAGTAGCGTCCGTTACGGTTACTGTAGCTAAACCGGCAAATGTTTGAAATGGGTTAACTCCCAGCAAAGCTGCCGTTTTGCGCAGTGGTGTGATGTCGTTATAAGCGCCGCCGTTCTCGATGTAAAACTTCAAGTTTGTGCCAACACCAAGCAAGTTTGAGCCAGCCAAAGTAATCCAGTTCCACAGCGACCGACAAACACCTCTAAATGTATTCGCAGAGATACGTGCCCATCCGCCTATTTTTTCAGGCGTGCCTTGACGGAACCGAACTTTTTCCGATTCATAGTAACCGTTCTCATTGGTGTAGCGAGTGTTCTCTCTATTTACACCAGCTTTTTGAGTAAGTTTTTTTAGCGGCACGGATTACCTCATGGGATCATCTTGAGGCCAGCCGCCTCTACTTCATTCACCCGGCGAGTCCAGCCCTTGCCAAAAGTCGCCCAAGCAGGTAAGTCCATCATAAAGGATAAGCGCCTTTTTGCATAGTCCTGCACTAGCTGCTTAGGGTTGGCTGCGCGGACTGCGGCAATGGTTTTAGGGCCAATACCGCCATCAGGTTCTACGCCTACACAAGCCTGTAGCCACTTAGCTGCTCGGCCCGGCCCAGAGTTAATGGCTGCGTCAAACACCACGTAGTCCACGCCCGCAGGCAACTCGTCGCCTTTGATCTTGTCCCAGTATTTGTTCTTGTACAACGGGCCAACATCAGCGGGGGTCAGGGCTTTCATTGTTTTGGTGTCTACGGGGTGGCCGCAATGCTCTTCCCAAACTGCTTTAGTGCAGCCCAGATTTGTTTCTCCCCCCGGATCAGAAGGGTGAAAACTGTAGCCCCCCTCATGAACAAGAACGGCGGCAAGAGCTTTGGGAAAGTTGTCTTTCATTTAGAGAACTCCTTGTTCATTGCGTCTGTCTTGTCTTTGCTTGATTTGGATGAACCGTAAAAAAAACTGATGATGGTTGCTACGGCAGTGCCGAGCAAGAAACCTAAGATGATGTTGCCAAAGTCTTTGCCCGAAGCTGGGACTGTACCGAACGTGATAGCAAAGAAATACGCCATAGACCCGATAGACCAAAACCACGCAAACCAGTAAATAAAATGCTTGGCAAATTTATCTTCTTGCTGGAGCGCAACTTCTTGCATGTGCCGTGCGCTGTCTCGGTCGGCGTTCTCCAACTCAAACTGTTTCAGGTCTATTTCAGCCAGCTTCTGCGCGGCTTCGGGGTCACCAGCAATTGCTTTAGCTACGGCCTCGACGCTATCAGTAACGCCAAACTTGCCAGCAATAGCACTAACAGCGACAGCACCAAGAGGCCCGGCAACAGCGGTAGCCAAAGCAGGCGCAATACCTTTGAGGAGAGAAAGAAGTTCATTCATCATTTTCCTTTTTGACGTTCTTCAAGCAGGGTCACTTTGACGTACAAACTGTTTATTTCCTTAAAAATTTCTTCTTTGAGTTTGTGTCGTTGTTCAGCCGACAATGGGCTGTCTGTTGGTACACCCTGAGATGTAATCAACGCAGGCATTGAACCTTCAATCTTGGTCAATCGGGTGTTGAAAGACGACACTTCTCCAAGAAGCCATGCCAGCGAAGCAACGACGATGGGTATCACCGCCTTCATAACATCTGCCCAATTCATACGCGCTCCTATATGGAAAAACCGTATAACCCCGTATTAATTACGTCGTAGCCCAAGGTAGCGCTGTATTGGCGGGGCTGACGGGCGGGTTAATCATGCTGTCAATCTGCCCCTGTACACAGGCTTGCGCATTCCCAATTTCGGATGCGGGAATCCAACCAATGACAATGGCTTCAGTCAGTTGGTCGTAAGGAATAAAAGCACTAGATTGATTACTGTCAAAAATAGTGCTGCATTTAATTGAGGCGGTATTAACGCCATCAACGCCTGTTATTTTCCAGATTGCATTGACCACGTAGTTGGGGTCAGGCTGTTGCAAGGTGTACATTGCTGTGATAGTTGTAGTAAAAGTTGTCATGGTATTTTTTAAGGGTGGGTTAAAACATATGCATTGAATTTATTATTCAGTTCTTGTAGGGCGTTAACCAAAACAGCAATCATAGCTTGATCGTTAAAACGCAATTTTTCCAAGTCTTCGGCGTCAACGATGACTGGGTTATCACCTTCCAGCGCAAGAACATCCTGCGCTTTGAAACCATATCTAACTGGCCCGTGACCTTCAGTATTGTCACGATTTATTTTATAGCGATAGGCCGTTGTTTGTAATTTACTAACAAAATCTAAACCGTGCGGAACTGGTGCAAAGTCTGTCTTATCACGCGCATCCGATACTACTGTCCAAGCTACTTGTATGTAAGCATTGGTAACACCTGTAGAACCCATACAAAAACGGTCGTTTTGCGTCGTTGGGTCAAATACTGGTGCGTATGTGCCGGAAGAGTTATAAACATTAATTGCTGTGTTACCTGAGCCTGTGGTGTTAGAGTAAAGTGCGTCAGATCCTACAGCGACGTTTCTTTTGCCTGTGGTGTTAGAAGGAAGGGCATATGACCC